GACAGCACGCCAGCCGACGTGATCACAGCAGACGAAAAACGGTGCTGTATCATCGGAATTATCGATGTCTATTCAAGACGAGCTGTAATTCTCGTTGCCCCCACCTCCAGAGCCACCGCAATTGCCGCGTGTATGCGACTTGCTCTTTTGAATTGGGGGGTTCCTTCCCGGCTGAAGATGGATAACGGCAAGGATTACCAATCCTTACATATTGAAGCCGTGACAACCGGCCTTGGAATCGAAACCCCTCTACTGCCAAAATATGAGGGGGAGGCGAAACCTTTTATTGAAAGATTTTTTGGAACCCTTACCAGAGATCTTCAGGAAATGACGCCCGGTTACTGCGGGCACTCTGTGGCTGATCGGCAAAAACTGCGTGAACTGGCGACCTGGGGCACAAAAATCACGAAGACCGGACCGCCGGTGGAAGTGCCGTTTACAATGGCAGAGCTTCAGGGACTGTTTGATAAGTGGGTCGATGTTTATGAGCGTAGCCCTCACCGGGGACTGGGCGACAAATCGCCTTTCGATGTCGCCCTGAGCAGTAAAAGACAGCCGGAAAAGATCCGCGATGAACGTTCCTTAGATGTGCTTTTGTCACGCAACCCGATTCCCCGAAGGGTTGGAAAGAAGGGGGTTGCCTTTGAAGGGGCCTATTTTAAATCCGCCGACCTGGTGGAACATGCCGACAAGCGCGTTCTGGTTCGTCAGGATCTTAAAAATGCCGGGCTGTTATATGTTTTTGACGCGCGAACCGAACGGTTTTTATGTCTGGCTTTCAGTAATAAATTGCACGGCAAAAACCTTGAAGAGTACCAGGCCGCCAAAAAACAAAACGAGAAAAATTTACGGGAGCGCCGAAAGGCTCTTTCCAGGCTGGGGCTGGATAAACGGGAATGCTTGGATATCATGCTCGAAAACAACTATCAGGAGCCGACGCTGCTTCCCTTTCAGGCCGAGGCGGACAGCCCGGCCATCCGTGAAGCCCGCCGGGCTGTCGGAATCGATCAGCCGATTTCCGAACCCTCCGGGGTTGCGGATGTGGTGCCCATAAAACCGAAAAAGCTTCTTGATCCATTGGATCGGTCGTTTATGACGGGTGCGGATTTGGATCGTGAGTTTGAAGAAGCCAAACAGTTCGCAAAAAAAATACCGCACGTGGGGTAGACGTGCGGTAGAGAGGATGAAACTATGAAAAAAGAGTTTGCTGTGACAGATAACGTAAAACGATTTTGCGCTGCTGTCAATGGTATTCTTCAAGCACCGGCGGGCGTGGACCGCATGGCGCTTATTTATGGCGATCCGGGGCTCGGCAAAACGGAAACCGCCACCTGGTGGGTGATCCATTACGGAGAATCGGCGGTATATGTCCGGACGAAAAAGCTGATGAGCGGACGGTGGCTTTTAGAAGAGGTCGTTGCCGAGCTTGGAGAACAGCCTGCTTATCGAACCAGCGACCTTTTTCGCCAGGCGGTGGATGTGCTGATCGGCACCAATCGGGTGGTCATCCTGGATGAAATTGACTATCTTGCCTATGACGCCCGAGTGATTGAAACCATCCGAGACATTCACGATATCACAAATTCGCCTTTCGTCTTCATCGGAATGGCCCAGGCCGACAAAAAGCTTAAGCGGTATCGGCACCTGTGGCGTCGGTTTTCAGAGGTCGTGCGTTTCGATAATTTGACCCGTGAGGATACAGCCGCCGTGATCCGGCAGATCGCCGAGGTCCCGGTTAACGATTCGGCGATTGAAGCGATTCACGGGAGCGGCAATCTCACGGTGGCAATGCTGTATCGGTGGGTGCAAAAGATGGAGCGGATTGCCAAGTCACGGAATTTAGAGCAAATCACGGCGGACGATTTGACGTGAAGAATAAGACAGGTGTCAAGGCATGGCTCAAAAACAGACTCAGGCAATTTTAAGTTTTCTTTCGCGCCGCAAGCGTTTTTACCTGGATGAGGCGGTGAAAGAAACCGGCCTTGACCGCCGGAAAGCGCTCCGGGTGCTTGAAAAATTGTGCGGCAATGGCTTTTTAAACCTGCTTGCCGACGAACACATCCCCCCGCGAGGAAGCCAGACCGGGCCGCCCCGGCGAAACCCGCGATATGAGATTGTCAAAGACCTTGGCCGTCGCACGCCCAAAAGGCCGGAATGCGCCAGGGATAAAATATGGCGCGTTTTTCGATACATGCGAAAAGTCACCCGGAGCGACCTGGCGCGTATTTCCGGATGCAGCGTAAGCTCTGCGGAGCAATATACCCGGCACCTGGAAAAGCACGGATATATCCGGGCTGCGGGCAAGCGCGGGAAGGAAAAAATATGGCTCCTGGTAAAAGATACGGGGCCGAAAAAACCCAAAATAAAGGAGGTGATTTGAATGAACCAGGCACAACGGCACAATGAAAAAAAGGTAAACGTGGCGGTGGATCGGAGGCGGGATCTGGCCAAGATCCATATCGCAAAGAAACAGTTGGGGCTCGATGAAACCGCTTACCGGGAGATGCTTTTCGGTATTGCGGGAGTAGAGAGCGCGGCGGATCTGGATTGTCCGGTCCGCCGTCGGGTGATCGCACATTTGAAATCATGCGGATTTCAGCCTATGCACAAATCGGCGCGGGCATCCGGGATGCACCGGCCTCCGGCAAAGGAAAAAGCTCCGATGATTTCCAAGATCCATGCGATCCTGATCGAGCTGTCCTTGCCGTGGAGCTACGCGGACGCAATGGCCCGGAAGATGTTTCGGGTGGACCGGCTGCGGTGGCTCCATACGGAACAGCTGCACAAGTTAACGGCGGCGCTGATTTACCATCAAAAAAGAGCGCGCAAGAGAGGCAATAAGAATGGCTATTAAAGTTAAAACCTGCCGATTATCAGATGAGGTAAAAAGGGTTTTGGAAACCCTCAGCGAAGATCAAAAACAGCTAATTCAAAAAAATTATCCCTTTCGCTGGGAACGCAACAAGGCCATTCGTGAATTAAGAGTAAGGGGCGTAAAATTGCCCGTTTTAGTTAAAATTACAAAACTGAGCCGGAGCAGTGTCTCCAGAATCGGAGCTAAAGCGCCCGAAACCCGGCACAGTGAAATTGTTGCATCAGAGGAAATTTTAAACGTTCTCAATAATCTGGAAAGATTGATTGGTGTTTTAATCAATCGCCTTTCTGAAATTAAAAAAACGGAATAAAAAGGAGGAGTTATGGAAACAGAATCGTTAACAATCAGCGATAAAATAAAAAGACAACCATTTTCATGTGGCGACGAAAATGAAGATTTGCTCGATTGGTCAAAAAAATTGGAGGCATTGGGGATGACTATAGAAACGCTTGCCTTCAGAGATGATGAAATTTTATCTATGCATGGGGAGCGCTTAGGCCAGATAGTAACTGATTATGCAAGGGCCATCCATCAAATGGCAGAGGAAGTTTATTGGGCAATAGATAAATTTTACAAAGAAAAAAGAGCCTTTGCGATGACCGGCAATCATGCAAAGGCTCAAGGCGAGGATCTATAAAGATCCGATCCACAATGCTTTAATCGCACAGTAAAACAGTAAAGTCAACCGCCCTGCATAGGTTTGGCCGCCGAAAAGGTGAAACCCTCTTCACCCTGCCAGGGCAAAACAAAACGAGGGGGCAACTTAAAGAGGGGGTTGCGTGATCATCATGCAGCCCCCTCTTTTTAGTAAAAACAGGAGGGAAAATTGAAAGAATTTAAAGGACTTGAAGACTGGATTGAAATTTTTCGCGGAGGCAGGCAGACCGACGGCATGGGCCGCGAGCATGATGGGGACGAAATCATCGATAAAGCGGTAAACACCTTTAATGCCGCAGAACACGAACCGCCTCTTGTAGTCGGCCACCCGAAGGACAACTCCCCTGCGTTCGGCTGGGTGCAGGAACTTAAAACCGCCGTTAAGGATGGAGTCAAAGTGCTGCTGGCCAAATTCCGGCAGGTGGTTCCGGAATTCGCAGAACTTGTCAAACAAGGAGTATACAAAAAACGCTCGGCTGCCTTTTACCCGGACGGCCGCCTCCGTCATGTTGGATTTTTAGGCGCAGCGCCACCGGCCGTAAAAGGGCTTGCGGATCTCAAGTTTGAAGATTTCGGAACATCGTTTGCCGCTTTTGACTTTGAAGATGGCCAGTCGGTTAGACATTTCACTGAGGCGGACATTGAGGCCGCGAGGGCTGAGGCGGCGGCCTCTGAACGCCGGAAATTGATGGCTGAATTTGCCGAAAAAGAGCGAAGGGCGAAACGAGAGGCCCAAAATCGAGAGCTTTCCGAATGGTGTGATCAATTAGTCTCTCAAGGAAAGATTGCGCCAGCCTGGGTCCGTATGGGCATTAAGGAGTTCTGCCAAAAGCTTGACAATGAGGAAGTTTATGAGTTTTCAGAATATTCCGGAGGAACAAAGCTGGAATGGTTTAAAAATTTTATTGCCGCACTGCCAAAACTGATTGAGTTTCGCGAGATCGCATCACGTGACAGAGATATCACCGGCGCATCGGAAAAGTTTGAGCAGCTGGTTAGCAAAAAACTCAAAGCCAATCCTGCAATAAGCTATAGCGCGGCATTTACAGAAGTTCAGGAAGAAAACCGGGATCTGGCCACAGAAGTTTTTAATGAAATAAAAAAATAAAAGGAGGACCTTAACATGTCGCAACCAGACACCAAAGATCTTATCGTACCCGTTCCGTTAAGAAATATCAGTATTGCTTATCGGAATCAGAGCTATATTGCAGACAAGATTTTTCCAATCGTTGACAATGTAGCACCAAAGGCAAAATTTGCCCGGTATTTAAAAGGGGCATGGTTCAGGGATGAGGCAAAAATGCGTGCACCCGGAACTGTGGCTCCAAGAAGCGGTTTTCCGACGGACGATATTGATATCAATACAAAAGAATATGCCTTCGCAAAGGAGGTTACAGACGAAGACAGAAGATTTGGCAAAGCGGCAGGTGCGCCGCCATTAAAGCCTGATCAGGACGCCATCGAATTTTGTACGGATAAAATCGACCTGAAAAAAGAACGCAGGGTTGCGGAAATCATATTAAGCAGCACATGGAGCGGAGTCGCCGGGGAGGACGCCGAAGGGCTCTGGGCTGCTGCGGATGAAGGCAACACGTTTATTGAGGATGTAGAGGATCAAATAGAATACATCCGTTCGCAAACCGGATTCCGACCAAACGTGCTGATGCTGAGTTCAAAAACGCTGAAAGAAATTAAGCAAGAACCGACCGTTCTGAATCGGATCAAATACGCCCAAAAAGGGATTATCACACCGAATCTGATTGCGGCCCTTTTTGATTTAGATGAGGTTTTGGTTGGATCAGCCATATATTCAATTGCTAATGAAAAAAAGGACGGCTCCGATTGGAGCTCGCAAGACATTTGGGAGAAAAACCAGAATCAAGGCTCTGCGTTTCTTTTTTACCGGCCACCCGCGCCTGGGCTCAAAGTGCCCTCAGCCGGTATTCAAGCGCGTATCGCATATGAAAACAACCATATGCCCCGACGGGTATCATCCTGGAGGGAATCGGCAGCCCATCAAGACGTTTATGAAGTGGCCGAGGAAACCGATATCGTTCAAACCGGACCGGATCTCGGGTTCCTCTGGTATGACACAATTCTCACGTAATACAGCTTGGATCTTATGCTCCGCTATATCCCGCCTCCTAATAGACGGGGATAAGATCCTTGCAGGTGCCGATTGGGCCGTGTCCCTAAAATCGGCTGACTGCCACCTCGGTTTGCACGGAGGCCGAGGGTTCTCATTTTGTCGCAAACCATCCGCCTCAATTAACGTTGGATATATGATCGGAAAACCTGCCCCTAAAAAAGTCGAAAGATATTTTTATTGCCCTTTTTACGATGAATGTTTAGATCTGGCTGCCTGCGGCAATTGGATTTCTTTTTCCTGCGATGCTTGTCCTATTTACAAAAACAGAGTCGAGTTCACCCAATATTTTCAAAAAAAATACAGGATCTTTGATGATGACGGTGCCGAAGATATTTGAAAAACAAACAAAAGCCGTCCCGAAGAAAAAAAATCAAAGGCAGCTGGTCGCCAAGTTTTTTCAATTGATTCTGCAAAATCAGCGGATCAGTATTCGACGGATAAAAAAAGAAACAGGTATGTCAAAATCCACAGTATACCGATGGATAAAGGCGGCTTCCGAAGAAATTCCGATTTGTTTGGATAACGGAATCGTTGTATGCAAGACGTTTAATGCTCTGGAAGAATGATATGGTAGAGCCCTCAGCCTCCGTGCCGGCCGCGACGCCTGGTACGAATCATGGGAACACGGTCCGATCCGCACCACACTCGAAAATAAATTAACTGCTGTACCCAAAAACATCAAGGAAAAAAGAGGCGGGGGAAGTTGATCTGGGCGAGGTAGGAACTCAGGCTCCGCGGTTGCCTGGTTCGCCCGGTTTCGGCATGGGGACCGCGGCTCGTACCAAAACCATCGCTTAAATTATATATAAATTATTTTGCACCAAAAAACAATGCGATTTTTTATGACGAAAAAATACCAAAAACAAGGGCATTTTCGGTTAGAATTTCCCCGTTTTTTTGGCCAAACCTGGTGACACTTTACACTGTTTTC